TGCACATATTGATAAAATTTGTGACTACAAGCCCTTAGTGCCAATAGAGAAGGTTATTGAAGAATTGGATTTTTGGAATGAACCAAAATTACATACTTGGGATGGTGATGAAGAGCTTTTTTATGAAAATTTTGATAATGCACTACATAAAGTCCTGACACATCATTGTAAAATCCTAGATACTTCGAAGACTGTACCCATAGACCAATGGGTAATTAACAGAACTAATTGGGCTAAGACAGGGTCAGCTATTAGTAATGAAAAATACGTTCCAGTAGTACACTTAGATGATGTTGAATATAAGGTCGCAAAAACTAAATGGTCCGCAGCGTGGTTTATGGACGACAAGCAATTACTTGATATGTTACAACATCATCGAGCTTATTCTAAGGTAATAATGAAAAGAGAGACTGGTAAGGTGCGACTAGTGATAGGTAGTAATTTGGAATTATACTTAAAGATGCAGTATTTAAGTGAAATGTTTATTGATCAATTCTTTAGTGGGGACGAACGATCTACTTTGTGGATGTCAGGTGAGGATACATACCGATTCTGGGAAAAAGTTTCAAAATTTTCAGGTTTTGCAATGCCCATAGATCAGGGTAAATTTGATCAAATGCAAACTAGAAGAATGGTTCTTAAAGTAATAATGAAATTGCGTGATGTATTATACATAGCAGGTATGCCAGAAGAGGGTGTCCAAGTGTTTAACTTAGTATTACAAGATATATCACAGGGTATTATTTTTGACGGTAAAACGGAAAGACCTTGGTTAAACGGTGTACTCAGCGGTTTAAAATGGACTGCACTATTAGACACTATTTTGAATTTGGTAACCGTGGAGTTAGGTAAAATGTATTGTGCAGAGAAAGGAATAATAGTAGATCCATTGATGATATGTGCACAGGGAGATGATGATTTACTTCGCTTAAGAACTTTTCAAGAATGTGTAGGTTTATATTGGGCCATTACCTCTTTTGGATTTAATATTAATCCTCGAAAATTTTATATATCACGTAGTAGAGATGAGTTTTTGAGGAAGGTTATTTATCCCGGTGTGATCACAGGTTATCCCGCAAGATCTATTGTGGCATTATTATGGTCAAACCCAGTGAAAAGTGAGGTTGAACCTACAACTGCTACAACTTTAAGAAATACATGGAAACTATTTGCAGATAGGTTAGGTTGTAAACTAACAGATTTACCGGTTAAGAAAGACATAGC